AAAAAAATTATGAATATAAAGAAGATAATTGTATTAAAAAAATAATATAATAAAATTGTATATCAAAAAATATCAAATTTTATGCTACTAGTAACAACCCTTTTCTAAACAAATATCCGCATTCCAAGTAATATCTTTCTTAAGTTGTTCTTCTAATTCTTCTCTTGTAATTTTTGTATTTTCCACATAATAATTAATAATATGGTCCATTAATTGTTGCTGATTTTGAAAACTATCAGATAAACCAGAAAATTTACCCCAAGAACCACCTCTTAATTCATGAATTAACATATAACCATTTTTAGTAATAGATTTTCTACTACCAGCTAAACTAAGTAATGTTCCAGCTGAAGCAACAATACCAGTGCAAATAGTATGAACTGGAACTTTTAAATTTTTAATAAAATCAATAGTTGTAAAAACTTGATATAAATATCCACCATAAGAAGTTATATACAATTTAATTTCTTTTGGTTCAATCTTAATTCTATCATAATCATCTTCATCATCACTATCATATCTATTATTTTTATCATTTTTATTATCACTTTTATTATCACTTTTAGATAATTCTTTTATTTTGTTTTAATATCTTATCTTCTAATCTATGTAAGGCTAAAACAAGTTTTGACATTGAATTAGCGGTAATTGCTGAATTAAAGTAAATAGTGCAATCTTTTTCCTTAACATCAATAATTTCAGGTTCATTGCATCCATTCATCGGCTCCGAAGACATCATTTTAATATAAATATACTAATAATTGTATTATAACTATATATTATTATATATATTTCAATTTTTTTATACATCCTCAGGACCTGTTATTTCCTCTTCACTATCTATATATTTATCTGTTTTAATAATATCATTTTTATACATTGGAAGTTCTCTAAATATTCTTTTTTGTTTAATTTTTTCTTTTTCTGTTCTAAAATTTTCATTTATTTTTTCAGATATTTCAAAATCATCATCTTCAATATCAATATCTTTACAATAAGTACAACAAATACAATTATATGTATGAATACAACATAAACATATCTTTTTTAATAATCTTTTATAATAATAATTATTTGTTTTAATATTATAATAATCCTTTTTAAATCTTTTATTAATTTGTTCTTCTTTAATTGTAAATTTATTTTTAATTTCTAAATTTTGAATATCATATTTAGTTCTTTCATATGTATCAATTAAAGTTTCATAACTATTCATAATTTCAAGTTTTTCTTCAAAAAATCCATTAATATCATCTTTAATTTTAGATGAAAAAATATTCCATTGATTAATTTCGCTATTATCATCATCCTCTTTATTTTCATCATTATTATTAACTTTAATATTAACTTTCCAATATTTAATTTTTTTAATATTTGCAATAACCTTATTATTAAAATGAGAAATATTTTCTAATAAATTACTAATTGATTCTTTTTTTTCACTTATCTTAAAAAATTTAGCAATTGATAATAATAAACTAATCAAAGTAGAAATTATTAATGTTATAATTGATACTGTTCCTGGTTTAAGTTTTACAATTTCAGTTAATTGTTCTATACCTTGTATAAAAGCTGAAAATGTTGATAATATAATAACAGAACATTGAATAATACTATACTTTCTACTTAAATAATAATATTTTAATTCTAAAACTTTTTTCATTTTAATATTATCATCACGAATAATTTTTAATAAATCAATTAAATATTCTTTGTCTTTACGAATTGCTTGATTATTTGTATAATAATTATCAATTGTGGATTCTTCATCTTCAATACAATACATTGTATTATATATTAATATAAATAAAAAAAATAAAATATTATTACTAAGTTAAATAATATAAATAATATAAAAATTAAAATTAGTTGATTAAAAATTTTTTTTAAGATAAACATTTTTAAAATTTATTTATTACATTTCATATTTTTCTATTTCATTATCATTTTCAACATCATTATCATCAACATCCATAGCATTTTCTTCTTCCTCTCTTTTTAATCTTTCATCATTAATATTTTTAACTTGTTCTTCATCCATATCATCAGTAATTTGTAGTTCATCATCATTATAATAATTAGTATCGTCAGTTTTAATTTTAAATTCTGTTAATTCATCATAATTATTTTTAATAATTTGTGAAATGAAATTAATTTTTTCTAAAGATTTAGTTAAATTAAATTTATCAAATAAGTTTGTAATTACAGATATAATAAATATTAATAATGTTTCTTTTGTATTTTTATTTGTATTATAATTAACAATACGAATAATTTCATCAATAATATAATTTAAAATAACATTACTTGAAAAATCATTTTTTAACATAAAATTACTTTTGATTGTATTACTTATATTAGGTGTTTCTGTTATTTTTTGATATGGGATATAATCATATATTGTATTAAAATATTTCATATAGATATGAGTAATATCTTTATCTTTTTGTTTTGTTTCAATTTTATTAATTTTAGTTTTTTTATATAAAATATCAAGTTTATCATTATTAATAAAACTTTCAACATCAACTAATTCTTTATCTACATATTCTTTAGATTTTTGTAGGTTAATTAAATAATTATTTTTAAACCTGGTAATATATTTTTTAAGTGAATAGCCTAAATATTTAATAGAATTAAAACGATATGAACCACATTTATTTACAAAATCATTCATATCATAATTTTCATTAATAAATTCATAATCTGTAATTGATGGTATAATTCTTGAAAATCCAAAATATGTAATCATATTTTTAATAGAATAAAGTATTTCTACTTTGCATTTTGAATTACTAACATCAATAAAATCTTTTCCCATTTTTTTATATCCTAATAAAACTAATGTTTTTAAATCAAAAACAGCTTCATATTTATTTTTTCTTTCAATGTTTATAGAAATAACATCTGTATTATATATAGGATGATTTGGAATAATTCTAACTTTTTCCATTTTTTCATTCATTATTCTTTCTGGTTCTGGTAATTTTTTACCATCAAAATCTCTTGTAATAATATAGCAGTCCATATTTAAATTATAATTTTTTTTATTAATATTAATATCTTTGCCTAATATTTGTTGTATTTTATCCATAAATAATTTAATTGAATCATTTAAATTATTATTATATTTTTGAAATTTATAAAACACTTTACGAATAATTTCATTTGTTTTACTATTATCATCTTTAATATTTTTCTTAACTAATTGTTCTATTTTTAATACTTTAATATTATTTTCATATTTAGTCTTTTCAATAATATTAAACATATCAATTAAATTCTTCAAAGAATAATTTGTTTTACTATTTTTAACATAATTACAATATTTACATTTATTATTTTCAAAATTATGAAATTTTCCATCTAAACAATATTTTTTTGATAATTTTGTTAAAAATATAATAATATAATTCTCTTTAATTTCATCATTTTTTTTAGGATTATATAATTTTATATCTGCTTTAACATCACACAATTTACACACTAAATTTTTATTTTTATATTTAAATTGATGAAAATCGCCATTAATACAATTAGATAAATTTGTTATTTCCTTGTAATTTTTTTGATTAGGAATTAATTTATATTTTTTATTTATCTGTAAATTAAATGGTTTAATATACTTATCATAACCATTATAATTTTTATACAATTTATTTATTGAAAATTCATTAATATCAAATTTATCACTTAATAAATCAATCTTTTCAACAGTTTCTTTATTCAAATTATCTTTTATATTATTAATAATATTCTTATTTTTAAACATTGATAGTTTAAAATAATATTTTTTAGATATAGTATCATATAAATAAATTTCATTATTATCAATCATTCTTTTTTCATCAACAATTAATATACTATTTAATATTTCAACCATTGTATTAATAATATCAAATAAAGCTGTTGGAAAATTTTTTATTTCTATTTTTTCACCCCAAGAATTATATTTTAATACAATACATCCAAATAAAAACATTAAATAACATAATACAGGATAATTACTTAATAATTCAACATCTTCTGATGTATTAATAATAATTTTTTGTTTATCAAATAATTTTGGTTTAAGTTTAATAAAATTAACAAAATTACAAAGTTTATCATTGTGTAAATTATAAATTTGAGTTTCAGGTATTTCAATAATTAATAAAAGAATAATTAATGAAACAATATGTTTATATTTTTTTTCTTTCATATAATCAGCGGTTTCCTTACTTGATTTTATAAATATAGAATTATCTAAATGAAATATAAAAAATGAATTATTTTCATTACTTGGTATTCCAGTTTTTTCATTTAATTTTGTTTTAATTTTTTGAATATAATCAATTCTATCAAGTTCTTTCTTTTGTTGTATTAATAAATCAACAACATACCTTGTTATAATTTTACTACGAGACCTATTTGATGATGATATTAATTCATTAAATTTAAAAAGTGTGGCAAATTTTTCAATAATTTTTTTAATTTCACGAATAGAATAATTATATTTTTCATATTCAGGAATTTTTTCAATATTTCCTGAATATGCTGGTTCTATTATTTTAAAATCATCTTCAGTTGCTTCAAATGCTGTTTGTGAAATATATTTTGAAATATCTAACATACTATTACAACTTTTACAAATATATAAATTATTTTTATCAATTTCTGCATATTGATTAATAAATTTTAAAATTACATTAGGGTCATTTTTATTAATTTCATTAAATGTAATTATATGCTGACATCTGGCAATTTTTAATGTTTTGTTTGAACTATCAAAAAGTTTTTTTTCTTTTTTTGTTGTAGTATTTATTATTATTTTTTGAATATATTTTCTTTTAATATCATATGATGGTAAATTTATAACATTTCCATCAATTCCTTTGAATATATATTCATCTATATTTTCATAATTATCTACTTTTAAAGATTTTATATAATATATTAAATATAATAAATTATTATACTTTTCTGAATATGCATCATTATTTAGATCATAATATTTGATATTAATAAAATTTAATAAATCAACATTATTAAATATTGTTTTATT